TTCGTCAGTCCAAGCAGCAATCTGGATGACCGCCGCTTCAAGCGACGTTTCATTCAGGTCAGCCGCAGTAGCCTGCGTGTTGCTGTTCGTACCACCGGACACCAGCGGGTGGCTCTGCGAGAACAAAGGTACACCATCACCACCAGCATAAGCGGGGCTAAAGCCGTTATTGATGATGGATGCAGCCTTGACCTGCTTCGTGTACGCCATACCACGGGCCAGAGCCTTGGTGTAACGCGAGGAGAGCGAGTCGTACAGGTTGTCTTCCACAGCTTCTTCCGTGATGGAGAAGCCGAGGGCGATGGTCTCGTGGTTGTAACGAGCAGTCCAAGCTTCCTGCGCGTTGTCGTACGCAATTGCCTGACCTTCGTTCTTAACCGGAGCAGCGGAGAAGCCAGAGAGCTTGGTCTCTTCTTCAAAGGAACGTTCCGAGTTTTCAACCTCGTAGATTTCCTTATGCTCTTCGCCGTAGCGGGTGTACTCCAAGCCGAACAAAGCGTTCAGGCCGGGAAGCAGTTCTTTGAGAAGTTGTGCGCGTGAAATTGCCATTTTTTATTGCTCCCTTAGACGCCGTTAGCCGCATTGTAAGAATGAAAGCCCGGCCCCCAACCAACGATGACTTCCGGATAGCCGATGAAAGTAAGCGTAGCACCGCTCAACGACGCACCAACCGTACCCGTAATGGTAAGCGTAGTAGTATTAGCGTTGGTGACAGTGCTGTAATTACCCGGAGCGCAACCCGTCACGTAAGTGCCGTTAGCGTTAATCGCGATGAACTGCATACCCGGCTTGATGTTGGCATCCGCCGCACTAATGGTAACCGACGAACCAGACGAGGTCGTGCTAGTTGCCGTAGTAACGTAGGTGTACGCGGTATCCGGTACGACCTGAATTACACGGAACGGAGCCGCCGTAGAAGTCAGCGGAACGCCGCTACCAGCAGTACCCGAGGTGACCGCCGCACTGGAAACGCCCATGTACGAGTCACCCGTGTTCACGTTACCAGCAGTACCAGCAACGAGGTACACGTTGCTACCAACGTAGTACGGGTTCATGTAGCCGATAGTCTGGTTAGTATTCACCAAGCTAGTGCCCTGCGCGATAACCGCAACGCGGAAGTACGCAAGCGGGTCATCAACAACGTAGCCAACGGCGTCCTGAGCAGCCGTACCGCCAGCCCAGTACTGATAACGGTTCTTGCCGTAAATCGGGCCAGCCGCTGAGCTGTATTCACAGCCTACGAACACACCTACACCACGACCAGCTGCCGCTCCAGCGGCGCCCGTGCCGTAACCAGTAGCAGCAAGCAAGCCCGTCGCATTACCTACAACGTCACCGTTGAAGAGAGAAGTAGCAAAGCCAGTAGAAATAGGGAACATACGGGTCGAACCCGAGTACACCCGACCACCCTGAAGGTTGACGGGCTTCAAGCCGTAAGGCTTGTCAATCGTGGGATATGCCATTTTGGCTCCTTAAAAAGAATTATTTACCTTTACCGAAGGTGGTCGTCGAACGGCGCTCATTGAAGAGCGGCATCCGCTTATCCTCCGTCCGCATGAAACTGTTATCCACGGCTTCAATCTGCGACTGAGCTTGCTTGCGGTAGTATTCATCCCGCTGCTCAGCCATCTCGACAGGTGCCTTGCACAACAGCAATCCGCCAACTTCAACGTTGCCCTTAAAGCGACTGTTGGGGTCAGCGTGCATCATCAGTTCAGGAAAGTCTTCAGCCTTCACAGGCTCATAACCTTCACGGAACTTTGCAGACGTATTCGTTGGGTCAGCTTGACCCATCATGGAAGTCCGAATCCATCGAAACACCCAGCCCGGTTGCGGGTTAGGCGTAGGTAGCAATTGCGGGGGTGTCCACATCTTCTTACGGGTGGAAACCTCACGATTATCAAGCTCACGCGACAAACGATTCTCAGCCATTGTTGTTCTCCAGTTTCATAACTTCACGGGCATATTGCTCGGGCGAAATGCCAAGTTTCTTGGCAAGGTTTACAGCCGTAGCTGTAAGTTGGATTCGCTTAGGCGCAGAAGACCGTGTAGCAGGAGCAACTACGGTTGACGGTTTGCGCGGAGCAGCTTTTTCTACTGCTTGCGTGGGTGCGGGCGTCTCATCGCCGAAGTATTCGGGGAACCGCTTACGCATAGTCTGATTGACCCTGTCGTAGTATTCTTCGCTACTTGGGTCTACACCTGACTTGACCATCTTGTCATGCAAACCAAGAGCGAGGGCGGTCATCTCCTCATCAGTCCCAAACCAAGTATTTTCCTTTTGCCAAGCTACGGCTTTGGTGTCTACTTGAGCGGTCTGTCTAGTCTGTGGTACCCGTTGTACCTGATTATCTTCGTCTTGTAAAGAGGGACGGAATCTTTCTACCTCACGCATTTTCAACTTTGCGTCCGTCAGGTTTTCCTGAGCGGTGGTAATCAAATCCACATCGCCTGATTCAAGCGCTTGCTTTAGTTTAGTTTTGGCGGTTTCAACGTCCGTATTGCTGGACTTTTTGATTACCTCGACGTACGCCTTCTCGCCAGCGCCCAGCCGCTGCTTAAGCTGACGGTTCTCTTCAGCCTGAACTTGAGCAAAATGAATAGCCTCCTCGCGTTCGCGGGCGGCAGATTCCTTGGCGCGGCGTTCGTCGTGCCACACCTTTTTTAGCTGGGAAAGGCGCTTCTTTACCTTGTCGGAATAATCCTCAAGGTCATCCTTCTCCAACTCCTCAACAATGTCCTTAGGAAGTGGTTGACGGCCCTTATCTTCGCTAGGGGTATCGTCAATAATTTCCACGTTTAATTCTTCTTCCTGATTGTTGTTACTTTCCTTAGAAAGTTCATCTGGAAATTTATAATTACTAGCCATGATTTTTATTCCTTATGCGCGACGGATGCCACGGGGGTCGTCGACCACCGCTTCCACCGAGTCGTCGTTGATGATGCGAAATTCCCGACCGTGGATGACCACGCGAGTACCGGAATACGGACGAGTGAGGATGAAATCCCCCTTGTAGCACCACGGCCCATTGGGGAACCGCGATTCGTCCTTGTAAGCATCCGGGCCAACTTTGACGACAAACAGAACCACAGTGGTCTGTTCTTCGACACGTTTGGTCTCATCAGACTTGATAAGCCCGCTACTACCAAACTCTTCTTCAACGTGCGGGACAGCGCAAAGAATCCGGTACCCCTTGGGGTCTGGAAGCTGGCTGGCCTTACTCATCATCTCTTCTGTCTTTTCAACATCAATACTACTCATCTGCGTCTTGCTCCTGACGTTTTGCGAAGTCTCTGATTAACTCTTCTGCGAATTTGAGACCATCGATAAATCCGCAGAGTGCCCGGTACTCCTCATAGTCTTTGAGGTTTCCAGTGCAAATGTGACCACCAATTTCCTCCTGCCTCTCTATGAGCTTAGAGATGAAGTAATCGGTAGCGCTGTGATACTTCTTCATTCAGCTTTACTCGGCGGCTTCTTCTGTGCGCTACGCACATCGTTCCGCACCATTTGGTCTTGATGTTTCCGCATGTCGTTCTCGGACTGCATGCGGGCTTGTTCCCCTTGCATCTGCTGCTGACCCTGCCGCTCCTGCATATCTTGCGAACGGCTGTTCTGAGAAGTCAGGTGATTCAGGATGTCCATACCAACGTTGGTATCTTCAGTCTCGCTGCGGGCATCCATCTCATCGTTCTTGTAGATGGATTCCGTGATGAGCTTGAGGTTCTCAAGGTGGTACTTAGCAGTAAGTTCTGCTTCCTTGAGTTCCAATTCGTCTGCCTTGGCAGCAGCGTCCAGCATGTCTTTCTTGGACTTACGGTCAACTTCAGCCTGCTTAATCTTCAAGTCCATCATCTGGGCTTGCATCAGCGGGTCTTCCATCTGCTGCTGGTTAGCCTGCTGCTGGGCCTCAGCCTGATTCTTCTGCAACAAGCGGGTTGCCGCCATCGCAGCAAGCTGCGACACCTTGACCTCGGTGACCGCGTCCATCTTCGTATCTTCATCATCCGCATCCGGAATCGGCGGAAGTTCTGCACCAAGCTGCTCTTCAATCTGCTTACGGTAGCTGAAGGCAAAGTGTTCACGCACATGCGCCATAGTCGCGGCGGCAATAGTCTGAGCCTGTGGGTCTTGCCCAATGAGCGCAGCCATCTTCGGGTCTTGCATCGCAGCGATGTGGGCGTCGTGGTCTTGGTACAGGAACGCCTTCACCGGCTTGCCATTCAGGAGATTCATGTTCTCCGTAATCGGGTCAACCGGCTTCATGTCGTCTTCAATTGGAACAATCTTATCCGCATGCTTGACGCCAAGCGTTTCAATCATTTGCCTGTGTAGATACGGCAGGTCATAGATTTGGGGAGCCGACTGCGAAAGTTGGAACACGGCTTGATACTGCACAACCTTCTGCGACATCGTGGACGCATTCGGGTCGGACACGGGGATAACATCCACCATGTCATAGTCAGCCTGCTTCGCAGTCGGCTCCCCAACTTCAGGCTCGTACCCATAATCTTCCGGAGTATTATCACGGATGATAGCGGCGAGGAGTTTGAACTCCTGTTTCATCGCATTGTGGATGCGAGCCTGAACAGCGGTCAGCATCTTGAGCATCCGCTCAAGGACTGCCAACGTGGTGCCAACCGGAGCCTGAGCAGACATGTCGCTGACATTCAAGTCAGACGTAGCTGCCATGCGGCGGGCATCCTCAACCACCTTGTCCATAAGAGCGACTAGGGTGGCACTTGGCTCCTTGTACGGGAGCATGAGGATGTTGTCACGGATAGCACCGGACGGAAGGTCAACGTCCCTGAATTCGCCGGGGGCGATGGGCGTATCGTCGCCCTTGACACGCAGACCGCGTGACTTAAGTCCACCGGGAAGGTTGGACAGCGTACCAGCGTCAATGAGTTGGCGGGTTAGGGACGTTGCGGCCTTAGTGTGACCACCGATA